GATGTTTTACCGCCGAGTTGTGCGGTTACTTCGTCTGCAAGATTGCCGAGCCTGTTATAGAGCCAGTCACCAGGGCAAGATTTATTTGCAAACCACCTATGTACAGTCAAGACCATTTCGCCCGACTTCGGCGAATAATTTAAAGTCTTGTCCTCGTTATCAAACCAAAGCAGTTTAGTCTTGCCGTTTCGCTTGCAGATGTCAACGCAAAGTGCAACGAGTTTGTTATACACCTTGCTGTTCATGGTGTACGGAGCTACCGTGTCGCTTGCGCATTCGATTGTGACTGCACGCTGGTCATTTGCGTTTGATGAACTGCACCAAGAGCGATTGCCCTCATCTACACAAAGCAACACTCTGCCGTCATAGCCGATTCCGTAGTTACAGCTTGCCTCACAAGCTGTGTCCTGAAAAATGTTTCCGAGTGTTTCAACGCTACACTGACCGACTACACAATGTGGAGTAATGCGGTCAATACTGTGTGTGCGTTTACCGCTGTGGTTTGGCGATAATTTCGTGTAATCAACAAGTTTTGAATTACTCATAATTATTCCTCGCTTTCTGATACTTCAGGCAGTCCTGCAATGCTTGTCAGCACAGAAAGCGCTCCTGCCAAAAGGCTTGCCGAGCCTACCGCAATCCAATTAACATCTGTCATAACGGCAGAAACACCGATTGTTGCAACGGCAGTCTGTGCAACAGTCTTAATCGCTCTGACGGCTGTTGCTTTTGCCCATTCTTTGGTAAAAATCTTTTTCATTTTCATTCTTTCCTTTCGTTGTTTTTTTCAAGGTCTTCAATCCGATGATTGGCAACCTTAATTTCTTCGTCCACAACCGCATTGTGCTGTTCAATCGCATATGTGCGCTCAATGAGATTGTTATGTTTTTCAACTTTCTTTTCGAGCTGTTCGATTCGATAGTTTGATATTCGGTTGCTTACACAAATGCCACCAAGTGTGCCAACTAAAGTACCAAACAGCGATATAACCGATACAATTACTTCGGGTGTCATTTTACTTCAATCTCACTTTCGACAGGCTCATCAACGGTTGGATTATCGCTCCAAACCGCCATTACTGCGTTATAGTATTCATCTGACAGTACCGTTTTGAGCTGTTCTCTGCCCGATTTGCTGTTCATGTATGCGTTGCGGATGTTTCCGCCGACCTGCATTTCTTCACCGTTAAAGGTCAAAAACTGCTGTCTGAGTACCGAAACGCTGTCCTTTGTGAGCATATCGAGTGTGATTTTTTCTTTAAGTTCCATAATTTTTACCTCCGTTATTTAATTTTGTACGAACAAATCACATTGATTTGTTCGCCGTCTGCGAATGTGTAAGCCGTCTTATCCTGAGTCGAAAACTGTAGCCAAGTGTTATTTTTCGGAATGGCAAATTTAAAGAGCTTGCCAAGGTTTGAAATACCGACACAAAAAACATTGTCCTCGGAAATACATTTGTACGGCAAATCAATCAGCGGACACATGCTATTGCCGGCAAGAGATACTGCGTTCATTTTGACCGTTGCACTGACGATTACGATGTCACCAATCGTCTTATATGTACAGTTTGCACTTTTGATTTTATCGGTGACGGTTGAATACGGTGTGAGTGTTGATGTACCACTTTCAATATTTGACGAATCGTATTTAGTCGCCAAGGCGGTTTTATCTGCTTTCACAAGCAGAGCGTTGTAAAGTGCTCCGCTTGTGAGATAACACGGGCTGTTATTTTTGGGTTCGCTGTCGAACGGCATTGAATCAAGCTTTCGGGCAATACTCTTGTCTGTTTTATCAAGCCTTGCTCCAAGCGAATTAGAACTACCTCTTGCATTTTCGACTTCTTTTGTGATTTCCGCAATAGAGCTTGCACCCGGGAAAGCTTTACTGTCATCGTTGATTACGCTTTTTCCTACACGCAAACAAACGGTTTCAGCAGTTATGATTTCGTCGCCTTCCATAAGCACAATGTCCATTTTGCAAATACCTGACAAAGCAAGCATTGTGTCTGTTAGCGTAACTGTGACTACATTATTTTCGGTGTCAACGACTGCGGCAACGCTGTCTGCTACGATTACATCATCAACCGTAGCATTGACTTTAGCTGACATTGTGGAGGCAAGGTTAACAGTTTCACCGTTGACGGTGAACGCAAAATCAATAATGCGTGAGCCTTTGTCGCCCTGTCTGACCTCTAAGATTTCGTAGTTCTTACAGCTGTTGATTTCGAGTGTCATTTTTGTATGATTAATGTTCAAATTTTTTCACCTCATTTAACTATATAATCAGATAACTTTGACTTTGCTGTGCCGAGTTCAAGACTGTTCCAACGTTCAAGCACAAAATCATAGTCTGTCTTAATGATTTTGGCTTGTAAGCTATCGTTTTCAGTATCAACATACGCCGTGTCGCATAAATGCAGTCCAAGCATTTCGGTGAGTGTAGGGGGATAGTCAACCTTTACATTGAGCGTAGGCGCTCCGTTTGTGTTTACGAGCTGTCCTCTTAAAACCTGCGCTTGAATATTTAGCTTTTGAATCAAGAAGTCCTTGTTCTCGCCTGTGTGAGCGTTGAAATCCCAGTAACCTGTTTCATCGCCGATGTAGACCGAACCGCCGTCCGAAACATCAACCGTTTTCACCTTAATTAGCTTAGATTTATGGGTTTTGAGTTCTTGCGGTTGAGAGCAGAGGATGACGTTCTTGTCGTTGTATGTGTCGTGGCAAGTGGCATAAGCTGCAACGTGGGAACAAATATCATCTGAATTAAGCGTTTGCGTAAGACTGCTGATGTTACTTCCCCAGCGCAAATGGCAGTTTGTAACCGCCCCACGTTTTTTTAACAACGATACATTAAAGTTATTGTATTTATATTCACCGCCGAAAACATCAACGAGTGAACCGTCAGCACCGCCCATAAAATCACCAAGAGTACAGGGCGTACAGAAGCCAAGCGTCATAGATGATTTTGTGGTAATATCTGATGTAAATTTGAAATAGTGCTCCCACAAGGTTGCCTGCGGGAACAGCGAATCACCCTCAAAATCACGACCTGTGCAAAGCATATCCCACCATTCCTTTGGAGTGTGCACAACATCAGTTTGGTTGGAAGTTTCAATTAAAAAGTTGTTGTACAAATTATGCTTGATGTGCTTTGCTTTAACCGTAATTGATTTTTTGTCTTTGTACTGCAAATCGTAAATCTCAAAATACTGCGGTTCATCGGTTGGGTTCGGTTTTGCCTTAATGAAATACTGCGTGTCGAGTAAATCAGCACATCTGTCCGTTGTTGATAGTTCCATTTCGAGCAAATAATCGCCGTTTCGTTCCTCGGTAACTTTACCGCTGATTATTTCTGTAAACCGTCCGAGTAGGTTAAATCTACTTGGGCCGATTGTTTTAAAATCCGATTTATACAACAAAGGGAACATTTTTTATAATCTCCTCCAGTTCGGTCTTATTGACAGTAATGCGTTTTTATATGCAGTTACAACAATTTGATTGTTTCCAACCTTTAATTTAGGAGGTATAGTATCGTCAACAAAATTAGTTGTACCGTCTGATTTGTGTGCAATATACTGCATAGTTTCGCCGTCAAACACAGCGTAGTCATAACCGCCTGTGCACTTCAAATCAAGTGATTCACCGTTTATGTTAATTTTAGCAATGGCCGTAGTGTTATTACCACTAACGTTTGTGTTAGTTACAACAATCGTCGGCAAAGATTCGTACTTTTCGGGGTTATGTAAAACAATCGGTTTATTGACCTCAAAATCAATAGTCCGCTGTCCAAGTTCTGAATACCACCACGGCTTGCGGTTGAATTTGATTTTAGTTGTAAGTAATGTTGGGAGTTCACGAACAATATCGTCAGTATTTGATATGTAAGCCTCGGTGAAATATCCGGGGTTATAAGTATCCTTGTACTTTTGGTAACCTTGATTTAAAGTCAGCCATTCGATAACGGCCCTCGCAAGGTGCTTTGCTGACAGTTCGGATAAATACGGCAAAAAGCAGATTTCACGCTCACATTCAACATTTTGCCACCGCCCGTTATCAAGCAAAACATCACCGTCTCTGCACGGGATTTCAACCGTTGAAACATCTCTAACGGGGATTTCGTGCTGTGGCGCTTTTGTGATACGGCCACCGAAATACGATAGCCATTTATTACCAAAATAAAAGTTATGCATACGCTTTCTGCCTCCTTGTTACTTCATCGGCGAGCCGATTGCTCATATCTTCGACAAGGCTGTCAATATCCATGTCGTTATTAATTGCAACAGAGGGAATATTGATACTGATGTTGTTAATGATATTAGTGGAATCGTTTTCAAAAACTGAGCCTCTGCCTTCACGCTTCGATTGACGGTATTCCTCAGCCTCTTGAGCTGTGAGAACTGCCTCACCGGCATCAAGATATGCAGCGAACTTATCATGTGGAACATAATCAATGCCGGCACGGAAACGAGGTAAGGTTACTTCCGGAATCGGATCTATCTCCCAGCCAATCATTGATGTTGCCCAGTTTACGCCTTCCAACAATTTATTAATAATCCAAATAATGCCGTTGATTACATTCTCAACAAATGTAGGCAAAAGGTTAAAAACATTCTTGAAAATGTTAACAACACCGTTCCACGCTTGTTCCCAGTTTCCCGAAAAAACACCTTTTACGAAATCTACAATTCCGTTAAAAATCCCCGAAATCGGTTCAAGAATTTTTTTAACTCTTTTAATGGCATTGCCTAAAACTTCTGAAAAGATATGTGCAAGCCATTCAATCACCGGAACAAGTGCAGGGATAAGTGTTTCAAGCATTTCACCGAGTAGGCCAAGAACCGGTCGAAGAGCGTCAAAAACCAGTGAGATGACAGGCGATAGCTGTTCAAAAACAGGCTGTAGAATGCCGATAATTGTATCGCACAACTCACTGATAATCGGGATAAGAGGTGTAAGCAAATCATTCAAAAATGTAGCTAAATCCTCTATAATCGGAGTAAGTGCCGCCAACAATCCGTTGAGCAACACACCGGCAAGCTGAATGAACACCTCGATTACGGGCATTAAGAGTTCTACAAGCGTACTGAATAACGGCATTATAGCCTGGATTATTTGCATAAAATACGGAAGTAAATCCTGTATAATCTGCATTAAAGGCGGAAACAATTGTTCAACAATCTGTATGATGAGAGGGGCCAACTGCTCTATAAGCTGAGCTATAAACGGGAGCAATTCCTCAATCAATGGCATAATCTGTTCAAGCATTGATACAATTATCGGGGCGACCTCTTCGCAAATGTTGATTAAAACAGGGGCAAGGTTGTTTGCCACACTCTCAATCAATGGTGAGAGCTGTTCGAGGAGTTTACCGCCAAGACCGATAAGAGAGTTAAGGACAGGCTCGGCGACAGCACCAATCTGAGCCATAGTGTCAGACAACTGCTGATGAGCTCTGTTAGATTCCATTACATCGCCATTTGTTTTCTTGTATTGAGCCGACGCATCAGAATATAGCGATGTGAGGGTGGATGTGATTAACTGCTGTCTTTCTTGTTCTGATGAGCATTTTGCAAGTTTTTCGTTGAACTCATCTTCTGACACGCCCATCCAGTTAAGAGCATCGGCAAGCGGACCTGTTACCTGTCCAACTTTTGCGGTTTCGTTTGCCGCCTCTGTCAAACCCTCAATAGGCAAGGAATCACCGAATTGACCGTAAACACCTGTGCAAATCTCTGTCCAACTTTGCAGGTCTTTTGTGGAATCGCAAAGCAATGATAAATGATTAGCCGCCTCAGTTGCTTGTCCGCTGTCGCCAACCACAGCATAGAGGTCGGAATATGTTTGCTTTGCGTCTGCCGCTGTAAATTTGTTTGTGGTGAAAGCTGTGTCGAGTTTACCCATTTCGGTGCGGTATTCTCTGGTATTTTCGGCAACTGACGATAATGCTCCGACACCTGCCGCCGCACCTCCGACCATTGCCGCTCCCCATTTGCCTGCGGTTTTGATACCGTTACCTAAGGTTGCGGCAACACCTTTACCTTTTTTCTCGGTTTCGGCAATTGATTTGTTTGCTTCATCATTGTTGACGAAAATAGAGCCAAACAGCTTAAATATTTCAACAGCCATTAGCTACACCTCCTCCCATTTGTAGTTATCAAGATAGTTTTCAACTTTTCTTTCGATTTCCTCTGTATTGACACTCTCAACGCTTTCAGACCGTGTCGAGCCTGTTGCCTTGTTTACAAAATCCATGTACGACAAGCCTGTGAAATTTCCTACAACAGTCAAAATATAGGCTTTGTAAAGCAATTCGTCATTACGGTCATTTATAGCGTTTTTGATAATTTTGACAGCATCTGAAAAAGACAGCTCATGCAGTACGGCAGTATTACCGCAACAATACTGCACGAGCATTCCATATGTTCTTACTTCAAGGCTGAGAGCGAGGTAAAAAAACTCTTAATATCATTCTCCCTGATGATTGCCTTTACATTGTCAAGAACCTCGGGGATACTTAATTTACTTACATCATCAGCAGTACTGTCGCCTCTGATGTCAGCCAGCAATGAATAAAATTCCTGTTCTGTTTCTTTGTTCGACAAAGAAGTCAACAGCGTAATCACAAATTCAAGGCCGACCGCTTCGGTGTTGACTGTTTCATCTTTGCTGTTATTTTTGACAGCAATGCGATTTGCGAAGTCTGCAATTTCCTCTTTGATGTCTGCTTTTTTGATAATGCGAGCAAGAGTAAATGCGTCTTTAATGCTTAATTTTCTCATAATTATGCCTCCGTTGCTTCCGCTGTTTCCGTTTTTTCTGTCGGTCTGAAAATCTTAAACGGTGGTTTGATTTCGTCCTCTGAATCATAAACCTCGGGTGAAAGGTTACCATAGAACTGAGCTTCTACCTTACCGTTGTCTTTGTCGGCAATTGCAAGTGTAAGACCGTTCTCATTGAAGCCGTTGAACACCTGAATAATACACGGCTTATCCTCCCCGAGGAGACAGCCTACCCAAGTGATATTCTTAATGTAGTCACCGTCAAGAATAACATCTCTACCTGTGATTACATCGTAGCCTACGACCTTTTCGTCTGTGCTTTTGTCGGCAATTCCAAGACCGTAAATGAAGTTTTGTGTAGTCATTTCGGCAAGTGTTGCCTTGATGTAAACTTCCCAACCGTCAACTACCGTATCACCCTTAGTTCTTGTTTTCACTCCGTCAAATTCAAGTCGTCTGAGTGTCGGTTTAGCTGAAAATTCACCGCCTTTGATTGTTACGCCGAGGCACTTGCCTGCCTTTTTGGCGCTTGCGTATGTGTCCGTCGCTGGATCATAGTTTACAAAAAACGCACCTGCGTCAAGTAACATACGGTCAGCAGTCTTATTGCTGTAACCGCTGTACGGTTTAATCTTTCGTGGCTTAACTGTTGCCATTTCAATCGTCCTCTCTTTCATAAACCCTCAATTCAAGGGTTGCCATTATTCTATTTATTGTTTTGTCCGATTCGGCGACATACTGCCTGTCGCCGTTGTTGTAAAACTTGTAATGCCGTTTACCCTGTGTATAGGTTGCTCTCGCAATATCCGAATAGATTTCATCCACAATATTGTCGATTTTCTCGGTGGTGAACCTATCGTACAGATTAAGCGTAACAAGATATTTCTTGTACGGCTCGTCGGTGTAAAGCTGTTTCAGTTCGTAAACAAGCCTCGGGAAGCCGTCACCAACCATAAAAAATGAGGGGACATACTGCGACAAAACCGCATTTAATAAATTTTTAATGCTATTCACCGCTGTATTCCCCCTCGTTCAGTTTGCGTTCTGCCTCTTCCGTGCCTACGGCACGGAGGTACTGTTGTTCAATTTTTATGATGTCTTTGATGTTACTTTCGGCGGCATCACTTAACGCTCCGATTTTTGGAGCCTTGCTTGTACCGATTTCTTGATACAAGCCATAGAATCCGCCCGGCTTAAAACCAACCTGCAGGTCAGGAACTTCTTGCTTTGAACGTACCCAATATTGCGTATTCTTTGCTAATCGCCCCGTCCTGCGTTTTATTTTTTGTCGCGACCGTTTGCATACAAGTTTTCCAACATCACGCAGAGCGGCTCTTTCAAGCTCTTTGAGCGTATATTGAATACGGTCAACATTGCTGATTATCTCAACACCGTTTTTTGTAATTTTAACTGCTTTAGGAAGTGACATTGTTTTCACCTACCGCATCAGTCAAGTACAACTCTGTACGCTCTGTGCCTTTAATCTCATACGCACGATAAATCTTGAACCTCTTATTTTCGAGATAACAAAATTCTTCATTGTGATATTCAAACGAGTTGACTTCAAGCATACATTCGGGCTTCAACCCGTTCGCCTGTGCCTGAAAAAATTCAGATTGTCGGACATATTTGCGTTGTGCATAAATCGTTCGGAGCTTTTCTTGATAAACAATTTCGCCGATGTCGTTAGTTGTTTGCCCCGACTGTTCAACCAGTTTAACAAGAGTATCAGCGTTCATCTGTCTGCACTCCTCTCGCCGCCATTGCGTCACGCAATTCTTCGTAATGCCGTGCCCATTCGCTGTCGGCAGTAACCGAAAAATAAGCACGGCAATAGAATTTGATTGCCTGCATAACAAGTGCAGTTGAGTTTTTGTCGTTGACATCAACTCCTGCACCTGCCATGTCACTCTTGGCAGAATCAATGAGGGCAGATATTTCATCATCGAACAACACCGTATTGATACGGAGCGAAACCTTTACGGCTTCAATTTCATTAGATACTGCCATAATTCAAACCTCTTTTAAGCGCTCTTCTTAACGAGCTTTACAAGGCTGTGAGTATCCACGACCTTACCGTCTGCAAGCATTACGGCTTTAAGGACTGTGTTATCGGTGTCGTCCTCTTCGTACTTCTTGACACTTAAGCCCATTACCTCGTTGAAGATGTAATCGTTAAGATTGAACATCATTGCGAAGGTTGTGTCGGCTGAAACCGTGTCAGCATACGAATCCATATAGCCGTCTGTCGGGATAACAGCACGACCGAAAAGTGAAAGTGACGGCTTGCCGTTAAGTCCTTCAGACATACGAGCGACAGGCTGACCGTTGCTGTCTGTAATGCCCATGAATGCAAAGAACGACTTCTTTGTCATCAGCCATACAGCGTCATCGTATGCAGCAGGAAGAGCCGCCTCGGCGGAACAAAGTGTTGAATATGTAAGTTTGCCGGTTTTTGCAATTTCAATTGTCTGGCCTTCGGGGGGAGTGCAAGAAAGAATGCCGGTTGGCGAACCTGAACCCGAACCCTTAATAATTGCCATTTCACAGGCCTTAACAACTGCATTCTTAATCTGGTCAATAAACTGTGATTCAAAAATATCAAGTGCAGTCTTTGTCATAAAGAGCGAGAACGCAACCTTGCATTCAAGCTTATAGCCGGCAAAGACAACCTTGTCAGTAGTTACCTGCTGCTGGTCTGAACCCTTTTCCTCATCAACCCAGCTTGCTGTCGGACGGATGTTCTGTGTAGGGATAAGGAGCGCTGTCGGATAAGCCGTCTTGAACACTCTTGCGTAAATTTCGCCGATTTTTTCAAGTTCAACGATTAAACGCTGATACATTGTGGTCGGCACAATAGCCGCCGCAGTGCTTGATGTGGTCTGTGATGCCACATTCATAAACTTCTGTGGCACGGGTACACCGTTCTGAATATAGTTAGCGAATGCTTTTCTGTATTCAAGTGTTGCGTACATATCTGTTACCTGTTCACCCTCATCTGTAAGGTCGATGTTTGTCTTGTGATTTTCAAATGGCGCAGGCATTTTAATTCCCTCCTTTGCATTTTTATTTGCCATATTCACGGCAGAATTCTCAAAATCACTGTCGAGCTTGTCAATCTGCTGTGTAATCTCTCTCGCCTCAGCGAGTTTGTTCTCTGCGATAAGCTGTTTAGCCTTATCATAGAGTGCATTTCTTTTGTCAAGATATTCCTGTCTGTTCATTCTTCTTCAACATCCTTTCGTTTGAGTAATTCAAGCTTTGCTGTAAGCTGTGTTTTTTCATCCCTCATCTGTTTGATGATTGTATCAGGGATAAGACCGTTAAGACTTGCCGCAAGTTTAACCTCTTTTGGCTTTTCGGCGTATTCGGTAACTTTGTCAATAAAACCCTTTTCGACCGCCTCGTCAGCAGTGAGCCAAGTCTCCTTGTCCATAAGTCCGATAAGCTCGTCCTCGCTCATACCGGTTTTTAGTCTGTACGCTGTTGCAACGGCTTTACTTGCTTTAAGCAACACGTCTGATTCGTGTGCCATGTCGTTGTAATCACCTGCGGCGTAGCTTGAAACATTATGAATCATAAGCATACCTGTTGGCACAATTTCAGATGTGCACGCACAAGCGACGTATGAAGCGGCAGAGGCGGCAAAAATGACCTTGATTGTAGCCTTGCTTTCGGCGAGCATATCGTAAATTTCGGAGGCGGCAAAGATGTCACCACCTGATGAATTAATAACAACCTGTACGCCCTCATCGTCCGCCACATCATCAAGCTGTAAGCGAATGTCGGCCGGGCAACAAGAAGCTACTCTAAACCAGTCGTAAATCCACTTGTCGTCGTTCGTAATGATAGGGCCCTTAATGTCAATCGTTTTCGGCATCATTTTCACCTCCTTCGTCAACTGCAACTGTATCTAATCTTCTGAGCGGAGTATCACCGCCCGGAACAGGAGCAAGACCAAGTGATTCTCGCCATTCATTCGGAAGCATTGCTCCACGGTCTACCATTCCGGCGAAATTCAGTTTTGTTTTAAGGCTTGCAGATTGTAGATTGAACGAACCTACTGCGATGTAATTTCCACAACTACGCTGACGGCGAGTGAATAGTTTCCGCGTCAGCTCATTTTTCAACTGAATAATCTTCGGTGAAATCACCGCCTCAAAATAGGCGTTTTCTTCATCTTCGTTCGCTGTTGATGTGATAATTTTCACATTAGTGTTGAACAACTCTAAAATTCTGTTTTTGGTTCTGTCCATCTGCAAAGCATTTGGAACATAGTCATTCGGGGTTATCTGATTTGCGTCAACTTTTGCGTCAACTGCCGCAACACCCACGGAGCTGTTGCTGATGTTAAGGTAGTTATCAGCAAACGCTTTTGCGTTCTTCTTCAAATCCTCAGGGCGCAAAGATGATGTGTATTTCAGTAACCATTTAATTACGCTTGAATTTCGGATAGCGCTGATGATGCCACTGTCGGTTGTTTCAACAATTTCAAGCAAAGGAGCAAGAGCCTTAAATTTGCCACTTCCGAATATGTCATTTTCAGCAAAATCATCACGCAAGTGAATGACATCTTCGGAGGCAAAGCGGTAGGTCTTGCCGTTTGCAAGGATAAATTCATACACAAGGTTACCGTTAGTGTCGTACAAATCCGTAGCTGATTTAGCCGGTATGAAATACAATTCCGTAGGCAAGCCGTTTGTGTCTCTAATTATCAACCAAAAAGCATTGCCCGATAACGATAACTGTGTGCTTGTCCTATACAAGAGCATATCCATTGTTGTGTACGGGTTAGGTTCTTCAAGCAAGAACTTGACGTAAGGTTCGGGATTGATTAAGAGGTCTTTCCTGCCGTCAACGATTGTTTCTCTTATGTGTTTAATGGATAACTTCGAGAATCTAAGAGCCTGCGCATTAACGCAAGCTCGGACTGTGTCGGAATCATACGCCCTGTTGCCCCACAAAAAGAAATTTGAATTGTTCTGCGTGACAAGTTCAACCCTTGAAAAATTCTTTGTTTTTCTGACATTGCGAACAGAATTTAAAAAGTTCTTAAATTTTCCCATTCTCTCACCTCCTAAACAATGCTCAAATATTCGTCTTCATATTCAAAATATATCGTGTAAGCATCAAGCAATGCCGCAGTACCGTCAATTCGTCTTGTTGACTTCGAGGTCTTAATCGGCTGTATATTACCGTTTCTGTCCTCATCTATTGCGGTGTTTGCAAGACACCATTTATCAATTGGATTGTTGTTGTAAATTATTCTTTTCTTTACAAGGTCTGCTTTGAGGGCTTTCATCGGGGCAGACAGTGTTTTCTTGCCCTGATGTACCGCTTCCATAACGGTAGGACCGAAAGCGTCAATCATCTGATTAACCCACATCTGAGCTGACCAAGCGTCATAGCCCTCTTTCCACAAGTAAATGTCGTATTCGTCTTGTAGTTCCTGATACCACGCTGTTACAACACTTGCGTCGATTTTGTTTCCGGGGCAGGTACGCATAAAGCCCTGTTCTATCCATTTGTCGTAAGGAATTTTATCCTCGGTTACTTTTTTCTCTACGAGGTCGGCAGGTATCCAGTACATAGACATTACATAAATGTTTTCGCTGTCAGGCAATCGAAACAACATCTTGGCCGCTGTAAGGTCGGTTGTGCTTGATAAGTCTGCACCGCCTATCCCGTAGGTCGGATGAAGCTTCTTCACATCAAATTTTGTTTCGTTGTTAAGCTCCTCGAAATTGAGCCACGATTCAGTTGATGTTTCGGCTATGTTAAATTCTTTGCATACAAGGTTGCGTACAAGCGACGGATTCGCCTGCGCTTTCTTGACCTTGCTTGCAAGGGCATTTCGATTTTTAATAGTGCCAAGTCCGGGATTAGCTTTTTCCCAGCAATCGGGCTTTTCCCATTCTTCACGCTTGTCCAGCTCGTAGATGATGTAAAGGCTGTGTTCGTCTTTGTAACCTACATCATCAAACAAGCCGTTTGTGGTGCGGACAGCATCGTCATAGATTTCATCGTAGATGTCCTCTCTGATTTTTCCGGCTGTTGTTGTAACAAGAATAAGCGGTTGGTCTCGCCCGATGGTACCGTCTGCCATAATGTCATACAACTGTCTGCCGTTTTTCCATTGGTGGAGTTCGTCCATAAGGCAACAATGCACATTCAAACCGTCGAGTGTATCTGAATCGGAAGCAAGCGGCTTAAATACTCCGCAGTTGTAATCTTCTGAACTCAATTCATTCAGCAGTGGTTTAATTCGCTTTAGCAGAGTTTCACTCTTGCGAACCATTCGTTTTGCTTCCTGCCATATAATCTTGGCTTGGTCTCGCTTGGTGGCGACTGCATACACTTCGGGACCGGGTTCACCGTCACCGATAAGCATATACAAGCCAATCGCAGAGGCGAGCAAAGACTTGCCGTTCTTTTTTCCGATAATCAGCACAGATAAGTTATACTGCCGGATGCCGTCATCGTCCACAAAGCCAAAAGTCGCCGCAAGCCACGCTTTTTCCCACAGCTCGAGCTTTACGAGCTGACCGCCCATTTTGCCTTTACTATGTCGGCAGTAGTTTTCAACAAATTCAATAATGTGATTTCCTCGCTTAGCTTCGTAATGATAGCCGTCTGTCGGATTAATCACCTTATCGCTTAAATGTTTGTACCACTTGCGTATTTTGTCGCAAACAGTAACCTTACCGCTTTGTATCTGTTCGTAGTATTCGAGTATCGGGTTATAGCTCAGTGGATAGCGTTTCAAAGCTTGTCACGCCCTTCAACGAAATCGTCAAAGCCGTCTGTTGTTGCAGTCTTTGCCTCGGTCACTTTTGGAAGCATATCGTTGAGTTGCTTGATGTATTTAAGATAATTTCCAAGCATCGTGTTATACAAATCTGCCTCAGGTCTTTTGCGTGAGTACGGCTCTTGCGTTTCCGACTGCGAAAACAATTCAGTCAAGCCATAAATTGCAATGTCTTGTTGCAGTTCTTTCAGTCTGATTCGAGTAAACGCCGCATTCTCGATTAAGCCAACGGCGAGATCTTTTCTCTTAACTTCTATGTCCTTGTAGATTTCCGTTAATCGCTTTATCTCTCGTTTAATCGCTCTTTGTTCTCTCTGTTCGTCAGTCATTTTACAAGTCACCGTCCTTTCACACAAGATTTTAGGGGGAGGGGGGCTATATGTAAGGCACGCAAAAAATCTAACTGCCCCCCTCGGTCCTACGGTTACCGGTTTCCGATTTTTCAACGGGGGGGATAATCGGTCGGAGCATTCCGTCATCGTCAAAAAAATATTTTTTCGGTTCGCAACCTATCCCGTGTCCCGGTAAATCATCATGACATTTTTTGCACACATATAAAAGATTGTCGTGGTTGAGAGTAACATCAGGATTGTTTATGTTGCTCTCATTGATCATGATTTTATGATGCACGATAAAGCCGTGTTGCTCTTTACATAGTTGACACAATCCGCCGTCAACAAGCATTCGTTCTGCGATAAAACTTTGTCGGCAATCCTGCCACTTTTTAGATTTATAAAATCCTATGGCAAATGCCTTAGCCATACCGTACACCACCAAATAAAAAATGGACTTACAACACAGATAGTCCTTCTGCATCATAAGTCCATTGTATAATTTTTTGCTGTTATTTTTAGGTACAATTTTATTATTGTAAGCTACTGTTTGTCTGCTTTAACCAGCCCTAATAAATAATCAGATGTTACGCCTAAAGCAATAGCTAATTTGCAAATAGTCATTGCTGTCGGCGACATCTCAGCAGTCAAATATTTGCATATCTGACTACGTTGTATTCCTGACATTCTCGACAGTTTTGTTGCACCTATGTTCCTTGATGTCATAGCCTTTTCAAGCTGTCTTGAAAATGTTAAATCTGTTCTGTGTGACTTATCCATTAATCAAGCCACCCTTTACCGGATTCGTATCTTCGTGCAATCGCCGGCAATGCGCTGTAACAGTCATAGCAAATCTCTAATCTTACAAACCTCACCTTGTGTCCCTCGTTAGCCTTTGCCCAAAGTTTTACTCTAAAATCTCTTTTCCCTAACGCTTTTTTACAAGCGTCGCAATGATGTACTTTCATTCTTCTACCTCACTTTCAAGCCAATGTTTTGTGCAGTCAATACAGCTGTCATTGAATCGCTTTTCCATAGGACAGCCAACATACGGAGTGCCGTACGGGCAACTGAAAAAGTCCATACAACTCCGAGCCATTTCGTCAATTGACATCTGTTTGATTTTTTCAAAGTTTGTCATTGTGTTCACACCTCACCTCAACAATTCATCTGTTGTGATGTTAAATAAATCCGCTACAGCTATTATGGTTTCGATATTAGGCTCAAATTTTCCCTGCTCATAGTAAGATATACTTGTTCTGCTCAAATAGAGCTTTTCGCCCAGTTCATCCTGCGTTAATCCATTTTTAAGTCTTAACGCTTTTAGCTTTTCTGAGAATGCCATCACTCTTCACCGTCCTCAATAGGCTGATTCCAGCATTTTACGCAGTCACCGTCGTTTCTGCAATAATCTGCACCCATAAGTCCTAATCTATAAGGACAAAAAGTGGGTGTTCTGTCATCATTGAGCATAACATTCGGATGATTCTTTAAGAACTCACTTAAATAAGTTTTCTGTGGGTGTTCGTCACTCCATTTTTGCACGATTGCAATGGCTTTTTCGGGATAATGCATTTCGTAATCTACACAAAGCCTTCCTTTACCATTATTTTTTTCACTCAAAGGGCAGTTTGCACACGTAATTTTACAAACACCTGTGCTTGTTATTTTTGTCATCCTCTTTTTCTCAGCAAGATAGTTCTCAGTCTTAGAACAATCAATCATTTTCTTCACCTCTCAACGATTTGGCAATTCTTTGTTGATTCTTGCAGATAAGATCATTTATGTTACAAAATAAATAATATGTCAACCCTCTTATCTCTTCTATATCATCTGTGACCATAATGCGATTGAGTTCACCGTCAATCATATCACGGGTGTTATTGATTTCCTGTCTGAGTTTCATTTCTATCATTCTCCTTTAATTTTTCGGTTATTCTTTTGGTTAAGCCGTTTTCGTTGGTTAGACATTCTAAGGCTTGGAGGGCATTAATTACGGTTTGCTCGTTGGTTTGGGACTGATACATCTTACGGACGAAGTCGGCGCTTTTCTTTACATTATCCATAATTCTTTGTGAGAGCATACGGTATTCGTCTGCGTTGTCCCTATCACGCTTATACTCCGTTCTGAGCTTGTCCTGCCATTCAAGGCAGATGTTTATGTCCCAGCCTTTATGACGGTTGTTGTAGCCGACCTTTGCAAGCCTTGAAAAGTATTTGTATTCGGGCGGAGGAAAGGATGAGTAATCAAGCTGACCGTCAATTGCTTTATCCTCAAGCTGTTCAAACACCTCTGGATTGTTAAAATCATATTTTTTCATATTACCTCCTGCGGAGGCTTGTGGTGGGTTTGGTGCGATTTTAAAGAACCCTTTCTATATATATTAGTTTATTTTTCTTATACGAAAGGTTAGAAAAACCCGTAAACCCTCCTCAAGCTACCACACTAACAATCTTTATAAATTGAAATTCCGTTGAAATAATTGAAATTTCTTCCCTTTACCTTTTCAAATCGTTTGGCAAGTTCGGTGCTGAATTTGGTATTTGACATACAATATTCGTTGTTATCCCCTGCCCAGCTTGTATAGGCAGCATAGAGCGTGCTTGCCTGAACCGAACCCTCTAACACACATCTGTCCTCGATAAAGGCGGAAATAACATCCATTTCACGCTTGTACTCTCTCACGCTCTGAAGAACGGCAGACGGCATTTTTAAGCCCTCTCTTTGCCACAGAATACAGCCGTCGATACACCATTTGAAAATTGCTGTCATTTCGGCTTTGAGCTTATGCGTAAGGTTCTTATCAACCTTATCCTCGGGAATCTGAACATTGAACGGTATCATATGTATTCTTCGCCATATGCCCGTGTCAGTACCTCTGATAATCGGTTTATGGTTTGTCGCCATCCACAGCTTAAACTCGGGCTTGAACTCAAATTCCTCGCTGTACAGCTTTCTTGCCGTTACGGTATCATCACCCGTAAGCTGTTTGAGAAGTCCCTCATTAATTCGCACGCCCTCGTTCGGCTCAACCGAGGTGACAAGCCTTGCACCCTTTAACCGTGCAATGTCGCTGTTTATGGCACTGCTCTGCGAATTTCTCACCATAATTGTTTCAGGCTGAATGTTTGCGGCATAGTCGCCGAATACATCACGGATAACATCAATGAATGTACTCTTGCCGTTTCGTCCCGTGCCGTAAAGGAAGAATGCGCATTGCTCGGCTGTTGAGCCTGTCAGGCTGTAACCGACCGCCTTTTGAATGTAGCGAATAAGCTCCTTATCGCCTGCAAAAATATCGTCAAGAAATGCAAGCCAACGGGGACACTCTGCCGTTTGAGAACAGTCAACCGAAGTAATCTTTGTGAAATAATATTCGGGATTATGCGCCCTCACTTCGCCGTTTTTAAGGTTGATTATTCCGCTTGGGGTGTTTAATGCCATACGGTATTTATCCATTTGTGCCGGAAGTACGGGGATGTGGTGTTCAACCTCGTTGAGCATTGCTTTTTTTGATTTGTTGGAACGGCTTGCTTTCATATGCTTTTCAAATGCTTTTGACATATCTCCGCCGTTCTCTTCATCAGCTTGCAAGTACAGTCTTGCTTCGGCTTTCATAGCCTCAACGCTTTTGTCTGCCATTCGCAAAACTACCCCGATATTGTCAACACACCACTTCATAGAATTGTAGTAATACCACTTTTTCTCGGTGTAACAATACCTTACATTATCGCCGAATAAATCAACGAACCTGTTGGCATTGCCCATATCGTCAAAGGTGTAGGCACGCATTTTTTCTTCGTCAACCGCTTGAACAGCCTTGCCCTCACCGATTGAAATTGAATAATCGTTATGCAGTTTTGGGTTATAGGTCTGCGTACAGCCCGACACAGCCTTTTGCAGGGTTATAATGCCGTAGGTTGTACCCGACTGTTTTCTGTCCCACTTGTCACGCATTAAGCCTGATTGTCTGAAAATCGAATCCATTTTGTCGGTATCGCAACCGCACCAGAACGCAAGCATATTGCAAAAAGCCATATCCGCCTCACTCTGTGACGAGTAAGCCGAAAAATCACCGCTGTACAGAGCCTTGAAAAGACTTCCGTTCTTGGCATTGCAGGCGGCCCTGACAATATCGTCAACGGTGTTCGGATTGACCTCAACGCTACGGAGCTTAGGCTGTGGCTCTGTTGCCTTGCCGAGATACTTTGAATGCAACGGTTTTATGCTTTCGGTGCAATCGTTTATGTACGCATATGCAGAGCAGTAATCGCCTGTCACTACGAAGAATCTGCCGTTTTCGTACATTTCAAAACCGCCCGAATCATTCTTCGCCTTTCTTCTGCCCTCGGGAAGAGTTCCCTTGCAGATTATGTGAACACCTGTCTTACTCTGCGAAAATTCGGTGTAGCTCTGCAAAGTGTTCACAAACTCGCTGATTATGTTGTCAGCTCCGCCGTTTTGGTAGTCCTGAATGTCATTCGGCATATCGTCAAGGTCAACACCGAAAAACGGTGAATTTGAGAACATAAAGCCTATGCCTGAATATTTGGCGGATTCTCTGACTGCTGTTTCAAAGTCTGACCAAGTGTCCGAGTTATTCGGCATTGCAAAGCCACCCGTTCTTGGATTTATCGGTTTCTTTGAAATTCCGCTGTGCGATTTCGGATCGGGATATGACTGCCAGCACACCCAGTTTTTGTAACCTTTCAATTCCTCGGGAACTGCAAAATATTTATTTTTATTTGGGTTTAAATTTGTAAAGCCCATTTTTTCACCTCCATATATAAGGAAAAACACGGTGAAAATTGCACTGTTTCATGCAATTCCCGAAGAAATTTTTTAAAATCAGAACGGCAAATCATCGTCAATCGGCATATCAACAAAGCCCTGATTTGCAGGCTGAGCAGGGGCATAACTCTGCTGTGGCTGTGCATAGGCTGTAGCTGTATTGGTTGTCGTCTGCTTTGGAATATGCTTTACAGTCGGATATTTTGTAGGATTTCTCCAGCTTACTCGCTCCTGTGTTTTTCCGTTGTATTCTTCGTGCTTTATAGTTACACGCAACGGCTTATTGACAAGCTCACCGCAGAACTGCTCAAGGCTGTCGTACTCCTTGCCATCGGGAAGTCCTGCCGCCTTGCCGAGTGCCATAATCTGACCATAGCTGTATCCCTTGACCTGCAAGTCTGCGTTTGTAGGCTCTTTCTTCTTCCACAATGTATCAAATATATATCCGTTTTTATAGTTCTGCTCAACATCATTTCTGATTACCATTGAGATGTTCAGATTTTCTTTGCCATTCTTTGTTACTCTCTCCTCAATCTTAGCGATAAGACACTCATAATCGCCCTCGGGTTTGAGTGAGTTAGACTGTGCCGCCTCGCTCCAATTTGCTTTAAATCCCATAATTTTACTCCTTTGTTATTAACTCTATTGCCTCATCGGCACTTCTGCACACTCCTGCAACAGCGCCGTTGAGTTTCATCATCTGTATAAATTTCTGCTGTTTTTCGGTAGGTCTGCCCTTGGGTGTTTTAACCTCGATAAAAACCGCCCTTCCGTCTGATTTTCTGACACCGAACAAATCCGAAAATCCGGGCGGAACTCCCGTGTTGAAATATCTACCGTCCTTTGTAAAGCCTGCACCTACATTTATACGGAAAATATCGCAGTACGGTGCAATTGCAATACGGATTTTGTTCTGAATTGCGTGTTCTTCTGTCAAGCTATCATACCTCTCTTTCGTGCCTGAAAATATGCCCAGCCTGTTTTGTAGCCGTGGCTTTTTGCGTATGCAAGCAAGTCCGCATAGCTGTGGCAATCATCGGGTGTGCTGAAATCAAGCTTGAATCCCTCAACCTTAATGAGCTTTGCGGTGGTATCGGTTTCAACGGTCCTTTCGGCTGTCGGGAAAACATAACCGCAATGCGGACACACGGCTTTCTGCCCTGCCGGCGGTGCTGAAAATGTAAAGAAACATTCGGGACATTGTCTGACCTTTTCCTCCTGCTCCTTTTCGATTTTTTTAACACTCAGCTTTTTGCGTTTTTCAAGCGTCCATTCTCGGTCGTCATCAGGCATTCCGTGCCTTGCATAGTTGCCCACATGGTCAATGATTACCGCCCTTTTGTTTGGCTTATAGCGCATACATCGCATTGACTGCTGAATGTAAAGCGTAAGGCTGTGAGTAGGTCGGAGCAGAATTGTACATTCGCAGTCAGGCACATCAAAGCCCTCTGAAATCAAATCCACATTGCAGAGGATTGTAATTTTGCCGTTCCTGAAATCGGCTATAATCTGTTCTCTCTGTGCCTTTGGAGTAGCTCCGTCAATGTGCCTTGCTGATATACCCGCTTCGCAAAATGCCTGTGCGGTTGCCATACTGTGTTTGACAGTTGAACAATAGCACACCGCTTTTTTGCCGTCTGCAAGCTGTCTGTAATACTTGATTACATCTCCGAAAACTGTATTTTTAGTCATTGCTTTTTCTATCTCGGAGGCGACATATTCGCCCATTTTGGTGTGCAGTCCTGTAAGGTCGGCAACACTCGGAGCGTAGTAGTCATACGGGGCAAGGCAGTTATGTTTGATGAGCCATTTTGTACTCACCCCGATTATTAATTTATCGTTGACATCGCCCAAACCGTCACCGTTTAATCGGACAGGTGTTGCGGTGACGCCAACCCTCGGAACATCCGAAAAATGTTCGTAAATGCGTTTGTAGCTTTGTGCAAGGCTGTGATGATTTTCGTCTGTGATGATAAGTGCGGGTTTTGGCAGTTTCTTCAATCTTCGTGTAAAGGTCTGCACCATACCGATTTGGCACAAATCCATAAGCACACCCCAGCGGACAAAGGTTCTGAATATTTGGTCAACAAGCTCTCTCCTGTGAACAAGGAACAGCACCCGTTTTCCGTTCCAAGTTGTTCGTCTTGCAATTTCTGCGACAATGCAGGACTTTCCGCCGCCGCAACCGAGGACAATGCAAGGGGCTTTGTAACCCTCTCGCCAAGCCTGTCTTACCTGTTCAACAAGGTCATTCTGATACGGTCGGAGTTGCATTGTCTGCACCCTCTCTCTGCTTTTCCTGTTTCTTCTGCTTTATCAGCTTTGCAACACACTGCATACAGAGCTGTCTGCCGTAATTTTTTGTTGTGCCGTCAATGATCTGTTTAACGGTGCGTTTACCGTATGCCATAATTACATCTCCGCAATCGGAACATCTCGGAAGTTCAACACCCTTTGAGAGCCATTCTCCAAGCTGTTTACCGAGTTCGGGAGTAATTATGCCCGTCCAACTGTCAAGAAAAGTCGTATCTTTTGAAAGACTTGCATTGTGAGTACGGTCAAGCTGAAAACACATATCAAATTCATATTCTGTGTTTTCCCTCTGAACAGGGGCAAGTCCGATTTTTACAGGCACGGTTTTTCCTCTGTCATTTACTTCCATTGCATAAGCCATTTTGGCACGCATTGTAATAATTGTGTGGCAATCAACCGAAAGAATTGTATTTACAAGGTTGTTCTGAATTTTACCTGCTTCATCCCAAGCGGTATAATCGTTCTTGCCATGCTGTTGAGCAATCTGCGATTTTATATCAAGAACACCGCCCTCGTTATCCCAACAATGGGAAAAGCTGTCAACAACAATTGCACCGTCAGAACCGACAATACCAGCCGCCGATTTCACATATTCAATATATTTATCGGGTGTATATGGCGGTGTCATTGAGGCATAAAGAAATTTGCCTGTATTAAGGTCTGTCCTGCTTGCGTAAAAGCGACCTCTTTCGTGTTCTGTATCAATCAAAGCAACCTTTGACCAGTCGCCTGTAATGCCATATGCAAGATACAGACTTGACAATGTTTTTCCGCTGCCTGACGGACCTGTTACGGCAATTCGTGCCTTTGACTTTGCTCTCGTTACCTCTGAAAAATCAATCATCTGTAACACCTCACTTAATACTTAATGACTGCTTGGCTTCCATATGTATGAAGGGGATTTCTTCGCCCTTTTTGCAGAGAGCCTTGACATCATTCTTTTTCACTTCGGGCATACTGTACTTCAAAAGGTGGTCAAGGTTGTGTTCCTCCGCCCACTCAACAAATGAAATTTCATCATCAATAACAAGGCTCGGAGCATTCTTTTTAAGCGACATAACCGCTTTCGGCATATCAATCTTCTGTCTGCCGAGTGCCTGCATTGACTTAAACAGATAGGTTTTAAGGCTCTCCGCCTGTTTTTCTTTTTGGGACTGTCTTTTTGCAATTGCCGCCTTTTCGGATTTAAGCATTTTAGCCTCGGCAAGAAGCTGTTTGTAGTAGATTGCAATACTCTCAGCTTTCTCGTCAAATTCGCCCTCAAGGCCCGTGAGAGTATCAAACCACGCTGTCAACATCTTGTTGCGGTATGCATCCACATTGGCAATGATGTTGCCGTCATCATCAATCGGCATTCCGTCTGCATTCGTATCGGGTTCCCATTCGTTGATAGCGTCAAACTGATTAAATAAATCCGAGTACATCTCGGTAAGCTCATAAAGTTTCATTGTTGTTCCCCCTTAAAGATTTATGTTTTGTGTGGCAAGTGCCTCTATTAAATGTTCAACCTTGCCTTTGAAAAATTCCTTGTCCTGTGACTGCTTGGCGAAATCGAGCATACGGATAAAGCTGTCATATGCAATTGAAAAGTATGCCTTAAAGACATCCTTGTCATCTGATGGGCCGTCGGCAGTCTGAACATTTTTCAGCCTTTCTTCATACTCCTCTTTCTGTTTGCGAAGAGCCTCCTGCTTTTCATCCTCCAGCTGTTTTCTGACTATTTTTTCGTTATTGCGATACTCTTCTTCGAGTTCGTCATAATGCTTAATGTTCTCCCTTTCCAAAGCCTTAATCGTTTCATTAAGTCTGCGTTCATTGTCGCTCGGCTCTGCAACGGCGACTTCGATAGGACGGTTTTCAAGCTCCTGAACTTTATTCGTCAGCTTGAAATTTTTGTTCTTTTCCTCTGCAAGCTGATTTTCAATATTGCGGTAGCTTTCTTTTGAAGTGTCCGCCTGCTGTTTGTAATAGTCAGCGTCTTTCTTAGCGTTATTGAGCTGTCTGCAATAGTCAATGCTCTTGTCGGTTGCCTCCTGCTTTTCGTCCTTCAGCCTGTCAATCTCTGCCTTTAACTGCTTGACCGTTGTGTTTTCAAGGTCAAGCTTTTCAGCGATTTCAGCCTGTTCGGGTTCGCTGATTGTGGCGAGAAGTGATAGCTTTGTCATTCCAATTTGTGCAATCGATTGCACATTTTCAGCGTTTATTTTTTCTACAATAGAAATATAGTTATAAACATTTCTGCGTTTCATACCTACTTCATTCTCGCAGTAGTCCTCAAAATTCGGATATCCAAGCTCCTTGTACAGCTTGTTGTCACGCATAGTCTTGAGTGCGTTGCACATATCCCATATGTTCTGCTGTGCAAGGTTAGCGCTGACAATTATCTTCTGATGCAGTTCAATTGCCTGCTTATGCTGTTCGCTTACTGTTATTTCTGACATTTTTTATATCCTCCAAAAATTCAGCGTATTGCTTTTCAAATTTCTTGATTTCATCCGGCTTTTTAAATCCGCTGTCACGCTCATTTTTATAACCGTGGCACTGCATTATTTCCAATGTTTCGGGATTTACTTCAATCGTAAAAAACGGGATTTTCGGTTTATCTTTATGACGAATGAAAAGTATTATCGTGTCACCTCTTGCGTGCCGTCTTACATATCCGCCGACGCAATGCTGTAATATTCTGCCCTCTGCTATTATTTCTTCACCGCTTTTTGGGGCAAGCATTATAAGGCTGTCTGTGCTCATCAGCAACGGAGAAAGTGTCTTTGCCATTTTTGCAATCTGCTCCGTTTCTTCTTTGTTTGCATAGAAAGCAACCTTTTCAAGCGTTCTGTCGTGAGCCTCTTCAAGATGAGCCGGCATTATTTCTTCGATACCCTCGGGAAGTTTTTGGCAGTTATCAAGATAATCCTTCCACAGCATTACTCTCCGATTGTTTTTGCCGTACTTCAGAATCTGTCTGTATGTAAGGTTATTTTTGTGAAGTTCATCTACAGCATAAGTACCGAGCTTTGACAGCTTGCTTATGAACTCGCTTGCCATATGAATGGTCGGTTCTTCCTTTATCACACTGCGGTAAAGTTCAATTGCACTTGAATCATAATCTGCGAAAAAGTGCATATCCTCCTTACGACATCCGAGCATTTTAAGCAGATTGGTTTCTTTCCAATGAATTTTATTGAGTGAAAGTTTGCCGTCAATCAAAAGCTCTGCAATATGCTCAAAACCACCTTTAATCAGGTATTCTGCATTATTGTGCCTTACATATATGTTCAGCCATTTGAGAATCCCTTGAACCGTATATCTGTTTGAAAGCTCATCCGCACACGAATATCTAAGATCCGTATCGGTTATTACATCGAGATTTAAAAGCACGGTTGAACCCCAGCCTGAATACAAGGTTTTTTCTGACGGACCCCAATACCACGCAAAGCCCTGTGAAGCAGAAGGAATAATTCCGTCTGTTTTCAGCGGATAAAATGATTTATCGTACCAGCGGTACGCAAATCTTTGCATTGCGTGCTGTTCATATACATAAAGATATTCATCCGAAAAAGTATATCGGGGCATCATTTCGACAGGATTTTCATTGTACAAATCATCGGAAAATAACTGATATGCCGTTACAAATCTGATGTACAGCCTGCCGTCAACAGCAAAGCAAAAACCAAACTTGCGACTTCTTTCAAGTTTATTTCTGCCGTAATGCAAAGCCTTTGCTTTGACGGTCTCCCCACAATGGCTGCATATATAATTTTGGTCATGTGCAAGTCTGAACGGCTCATTAAGATGCCAGCAACGACAGCTTGTACAAAAGTAATCACACATACCCTTGCCTTTATTTTCATAAAAGGCATATTGTGGGAAATACGGCACTACTTGCTCTTCGTTTTCACTTGTAATATCAGGAATATTCTCGAGCAGATATTCGGGATTTTTTATCATACCGACACCTACCAATCTATAAGATTGCCGAGGTCAAGAGTAACAGGATCTGTTTTCTGCTCTGCGACATTAGGTTCTTCAAGCTCGTATTCAGACATATGTATCTGCATTGTGAAAGTAACCTTTGCTCCAGGGAAAATCTTACCGACAATCTGCTGATACACATCAAGGTCGGAAACTGCAGTGGGAAGTTTCTTTCCCACTTCGTCAATCAGGTTTTCAAGGTTTTTTGCAGCCGTAACGGCTCTTGCAAATTCCTCGTTCTGCGCCGAAAATTCGCAGAGCATTTTCTTTACCGGCTCAAGAATTGCTTTAGATTTATGGTCTTTAAGATTTTTTTTGTTGCACAACTTGATTTTTTCTGTTGCAGAGGATATAATTGAATTAGGTTTATTGTTCTTTGTGCTTGTGGCATTTGCAGTGTCATAGGCACTTTTTTTATTGCTCATTTCTTCACCCCCACACATTCAAAACCGAAGGATTCGGATTCAGGCGTTTCAAGGGCTTTGAACTTGCGTTTTAGCTCTCTGTTCTCGTGACGATAACCGCTTGACGCTGTTTTTTCGAGTGCAAGGTCTGTTCTTGCGTTTCTTAGCTCAATGCTGAGATGTCTGTTCTCTGCTCTGAGGTTTTCCACATCTTTGAGCAGTTTTCTGCGTGTCGGATAGTTTCTTAACCACATTGTTAATGCTCCTTTATGTATTGTCTGATTTCTTCCTTATCAAATCGCCAAAGCTTTCCGATTTTGTGGGCAGGAAGAACGCCCCTTTGTGCAAGCCGTGTTGTATAATCAACATTAAGTG